GCTATTTTGAATTTTAGGCATATATTAATTTTTAATTCGTTTACTTTGTCCTCTTAATACTTGTGATATTTCAGCTAGGTTGATTTTAGATAATCTAAGTTTAGCATTACGCATAGCTGCTCTTCTTTCTTTTTTATATCTATTAACTATATATTCAGGTATATTTCTTTTAACAGATAGTACATTAAAAGCTATATGCTTATATAAAGCTTCTTCTGCAAACTTATGTACTTTCATTTCAGCGTCAGTACCTAAACCGTCAGATATATACTCAATAGCTATTATTTTACCATTTAAATCACTGCTAAAATTAAAACTACCAGTTCTTTCGTTTATAGTAAAATAACCGTTTATTTGTTGATGCTCTGGTTCTATACCGTATCTTCTACCAAAATCAGTACCTAAATGATTGTCTCTACTTATATAATAATCTTCTTCTGTACTTAAGTTACCTGTTATATTATCAGTGTCAAAAGCTTGCCACTGTGTTTCCGTATAAGATGTTCCTTCTACTATTTTACCGTCACCACTAAACACATAGTTATAATCATTGTCTTGTACTGGTGATTCTGTAGGATTAGTAGTTAGTCTAGTAGGATATATTATCTTTTTTATACCAGAACTATCAATATAACATATTTTAACATAGCTTACGTAATCTTGAGGCATAGCTATTGCTAATGATGGGCCTAACTCAACCTCTTGTATTTTAACTGTCTTAAATATGTCGTAGCTAAATTCTTGTAAACCGCGTTTAGCATGAAATACTACATCAGATTTATTAACGTTGTTTATAAGTTTGCCGTCACCAACATAAGCAACCATAAAACTATTTACTATATCTGCTAGCGAAGTATATCTATAACCACCAAATATACTGTCTATTAGCTCAACTCTTAACTCACCTTCAAAGTTGTTTTCTGTTAATTCATCAAAAGCTTGATCGCCATCACCACCTACAGCAATAGTTAATGTTGTTCCGCTAACTGTAAAATCAAATATTTCTCTATTTAAATAGCTAGTTTCACCCGCCGTAACATCAGCACTTTCAACATATACTCTTATATCGCTAGCTGTTAAATCTTGGTTAAAATCAGCTATAGAATAAGTATAGCTAGGAAAATTAGTTCCAACTCCGGTAATATAATGAACTTGGCTACCAGTGTAATATATTTCTTGATTTGTTTTTATTAATCCCATTTATTATTGATTTTCAAGTTGTATTTTTTGATTTGTTTCAGCTGTAGCGCTTTGTATCACACTAGGATCTTTTATTATTACACCAGCGTATCTTAATATTTCTAACACTAAATCAACTTCGCTTGAAGGGTGTAGTGTAAAATCTACAAAATCAACACCCGAAGCACCTGTACCATCAAATGTTAAAGCACCATTAGTATCAACTGTACTAGCCCAAACAGGATCAGCCGGCACAGACACGTAGTCTATATTTATAGATGTTAAGCTAGTAGGATTTACTGTTATAGTGCTACCTGTTACGTAATATATTGGAAAAGTTGTTGACGGCGCTGTCAATGGTGAAGATAATAAAAAACTTAGTTTTGATTTTTCTATTCTTTCTATATTTGTTAATCTATTGTCTGTAGATATATTTATAATATTGTAAAACGTAGGTAAAGTGCCTACGCCACTTGTTAGTGTTACGCTTGCGTTAGCGTAAAAAGGATCTATACGATCTTGTATTTTTTTAGGTATATCAGCATATCCTTGACCACCTCTACCAAAAGACTCTTTAGTTATAGCTCTAGTGTAATCATGAAAAGCTTTGTCTAGTAAATCAAGTTGAGCTTGAGAACCTATTTTTACAAACTCATCTGGTGTTAAAAAACCTCTGGACTCTTTATTAAGTATAGCTAATACTTTTCTATATACTCTATCTACTGATATTGCCATTTTATATTTTATTATAATCACTGGCCCTAATTAAAGGGCCGTGATCATTAGTTGTTAGTTTAACCTTTTTTGTATTGATTTGTAAACGTCAACACCTTCATCAGTTTTAAGCCAAGCGGCAAACGCGCTATATGGATTTTCATCAAAAGGTACTTCCATTAATTTTCTATCAGTTGAACCCCATGTAAATCTTCTTTGATCTTGCGATAAAGTTATTACACCCATTTCATTAGCTTTAATAGCTAAGTTTCTAAGCACAACATTTTCATCATTTACAAGATCTAAAAATAAAACAGGATTAGTTCTAGCAAACAAATACAAATCTCTTTTTATTTCAGCTGAACTCATTTTATCAACAGCAGAACCTAGTTCAACTCTTAATATTGCTTCAGCTTGATCTATTTCAATAGATGTAGCAGTGTTTAAAGCTTTCATTTCAGTTTCAATATCAATTAAATCTTCTTTTGCTTCTGCAACATCATCTCTTTCAGCATAGACAACATCTTTTTTAGGGTGATACAAAGATAAAAACTTTTGTAATGGTTGATTTTGCTTTGGCACATATAACACACCTTCTTCAAATATAACGTGATCTAACATTACATTTTTATCTTGTTCATCAACAAAAATAGATTTTTGATTACTAGAGTATCTCATTTCTCTATTAATACCTTTTTCTTCGTCCCACCATAATAGTGGTTTTCTTTTTGTTGATTTAGACTGTAAAACATAAGTTAACGGTCTACCTTTTTTCTTTAGATAATATTGTCTATCTTTCATCTCCCATTTTGGAGATGTATTTTTTACTTGTATTGGTTCTTCCACCAATACTTCTTTTTTCTTTTTTGCCATAATATAATATAATTAAATAGTTTAAAAATAAACCTAAAGGCGCCATAAAGACGCCTTTGGTTTAATATAATTGATTATTAGTCAACAGCGGTAACTGCAATAGAACATGCACTGATGTCACTAGAAGCAAAAACGCTATTTGAATCATCAGATATTACAATAAAACCATCGCCAAGTGCAATACCTTGCTCGTTTATAGCTTTAGCAATATCTTGCATTACTTTTTTCTGAGTATTAGCTGTAACAGTTAAAGTAACAACATCATAAGCATCTTCATCTTGACCTAATACGCCAGAGAAGTGCATTTCTAAAGTTGTTGTTGAACCTGTTGAACTAAAACCTTGAAAAGAGCTAAGTGGATAACAAACAGCATCGTTATCAGCATCAAAAGCGCCATCTGTTTGTTCCATAAAATACAAATATTTATCCATTTTGTTCAGTTTTAAAGGTTATTAATTATGATTCTTTAAGTAGAACAAAGTTGTTAGCAGCTTGTACAACTAAACATCTTTCAGATAAATAGTGTACTTCCATAATATCGTCACCGATATATGATGCACCACCAACAGATCCTGTTACCCAAGACTTCATTCTTCTATCATCAGTTTGAGAAGCTCTATATCTTACATGTAAGAAAGGTCTCTTAATATTTCTACCTAAGTTTTCATCATATACAGATGATACACCAGCAGGAATTAAAATTCCAGAAATATCTCCAAAACCACCTCTACCAGTAGCATCGTTTAAGTATCTCCAGTCAGACTTATAGAAGTCATAAGAACCTCTTCTTAGTCCTGAGAAACCTAAGTTTAATGCCATATCAGCAGAATTTTCAAATACTCCAAATGAAGCACCGCCACCGTAGTTAGCGTTTAATCCAGCCATCATGTCATCAAAAGTTAATGCTAAATCTCTGTTTACATAAAGAATGTTTTCTTCAATAGCACCTTGCTTATCAAGATTTTTAAGAACTAAATCAAAATCAGATAAATTAGCTAAATCTTCAAATACATTACCTCTTGTTTCTACTGCTTGGAATAAACCTTCAGTACCAAAACTGTCACCAGCATCAATACCTAAACCACCAGAAGCAACAGCTGTATTTTCAATAGCAGAGCTACCTGGAACACCTTTTACAGCTTCAATCATAGTCATTTCTAAATAATCTTCAAATCTTAATCTAGTTTCACTAGCAGATTTCATATACCAAGAAAAACCTGATTGTCCAGATTCATCAATTGTTTCAACCCAACCAATTTGAGCCGTGTCAGAACCTGAAATTTTAAAGTGATCTTTAATAATAACTGGTCTGTTGTCAAATTTAGTAAAAGTTGGCTTAAGTTCTCCTACCATAGAAGCAGAACCTTTTGCAAACTCAGAACCAAATACAAATACATTACATCCAATTGAGCTACCAGAACCTAAAACTGAAGATAAATCAGCAGTTTCGTATGGTAAAGCTTTAAATGTATTAGCACTAGCATCTGTTTCAGAAACTCTACAAACAGCTGTTTTAAGTCCTGTAGCAGAATCAGTAATAATAATTTGAGCACCCACTCTTACAGAGTTAGTGTAATCACTACCTAATGTTACTACGTTAGTACTTGAATTAACAGTTGCAGTTTCGTTACCTGATTTGTTTTTATAAGCAATATGTAATCTGTTTTGCTCAGACCATACTACTTGATCGGACATCATAGGCATTTCTGCCCCTACCATTGCTAGAAATCCGTTAATTGTACGATTTCCGTATCTTTCGATTTCTTGTTCGTACAACTCTGGTAAGTATTGTTGCGCCCAACCTTGATTAGCTGTATTAGCTAAGTCAAGATAATTGTTGTCGCTTACAGTTTGTGATGGAGACCCAGTTAATGCGTAACTACCACCCAAACCTAAAGACGTATTAAATCCCATTTTGTTTAAATTTTAAGTTGTTATTTATTTCTAATTTTAAATTTCAAACTAGAACTGTCATCACCACTTAATACTCTAAACTTTCTACCACCAGCATCAACAACAGGCGCAGCAGTTCTTGGAGACATATCAATGTTTTTAGCACTCATACTTGATTCTCTTATAGCATCTGCTTTACCTTGATCGTAAAAATGTTTAACAATTTTATCAATGTTTTTACCAGCATACAAAGCCTTGTGATACCCTTTTGCATCTTGCATCATATTTTTATCGTCAAGAAACTCTCTTACGAAATTAGATATATCGCTTTGATACTCTTTAACACCTTGAACATCTTTAATATTGTATCTATAAGTTTTTTCTCCAACGTTAAAGTCAAAACCTTTGAAATTATTATTGAATACAGAGTCAGTAGATTTTTGGAAACGTTCTAGCTGTTGTTTTTGGATCTCACTATTAGTGGTTTGTTCTTGTTTGTATTTATTGTAAAATTCTACTGCCTCTTTCTGCTCGCTGGTCAACTTAGAACCCAACTTGACTTCTTTGTAATACTGATCCTTCAGGCCAGTAAGATGCTTTCGAGCTTTTACAATTTCTTCTTTGAAAGCCAATTTTTTCTTTTTAATATCTCTTGGCTCATCAATTTCCTCATCAAATTGAAACGTATCTTCAATTAAGAAGTTTATTTCTTCCATATTTAAATGAGGTTTAGTCGTTTTATAATATTCCAATAATAAAGCATTGTCATCTATATTAGAATAATCCGCGTTTAATCTAGCATAATCTTCTAGAGTTCCACCTGTATCTTCCATAAATTTAACTAAATCTTTTAAATTTTCCGGTACAACCACTTGCGGCTCAGGTTGTGTTTGTGTTACAGGCTCTTCAATTTTTTCTTCTACAACTTCTTCTTGCTGTATTTCTTCTTCTTTTACCTCTTCAAGAACTACCTCTTCTTTTTTAACTTCTTCGGTAGACTCTTTAGTTTCTTCTTGCTTGTTTTCTTCAGAAACTTCTTTGCTAGCGTCGGATTCGTCGCGAACAGGTATTTCATCTGTGCTTTGCTCTTGAACGGGCTCATTTTTCTTTTTTAATTTAATTTTAAAAGTACCTTCTTCATTATCTAGCATTTTAGCTTTAACTTTAGGTTCTTCTTGTTTTTGTTCTTCATTAGAAGGTGTTACAGATGTTTCTTCTGTTTTTACTTCTTGAATAACATTTTCTTGTTTTTCAGTGTTTTCCATGATATAATATTATATAATTAGTAAATTACCTAGGCTCAAATTGCTCTAGGCCAAAACCATCTAAGTTATCAAATCCAGCTGATTCAAAACTTTTAGGCCCTGTGTCTTTTTTTCTTTGATCAATTAACTCGCTTTGTTGAGTTGCTTGTATTTTAGTTCTTTCGTCTTTTCTATCTTCTTTTTGTTTTTCTCTTTGTTTTAATATATTAGCTTCAGCTTGTCTTAACTGCATATTCATTTCAAACTCAATTTGCATTAATTCTTTTTTAAGCTGTGCTTCTCTTTCAAGTTTTTGCATTTCAAGATTAGCTTTAACTTGCTCCATTTGAGCTTTACCTTCATTTAAAGCTTGTTGCTTTTGCATTTCAGCAGCAGTAGCTCTTTCAGCTGAAGCAGCATTAGCTTGCGCCTGTGCTTGTATATTTTGTTGAGCTATTTGTTGATCAATAGCTTGTTTAGCTTTTCTTCTTATTTTTAATAATTGATTAGCTAATTTTATATTTCTAACTTCACGTATGTCAATAGCGTCTTCTAAATTTATACTATTTTGTTGCAAAGCCATTTGTATATTATTTTCTAACCTAGCTTTTTCTTCTTCATCAGGTGCTAATTCTAAGAATATACCAAAATCATGTAAGTGTAAATTAGCCATTTCTTCTAATGTACCAACGTTAAATTTACCTAATGATTTTATAAATGCTTCTCTTGTCGGTGAATATTCTATAACATCTGATATTCTCATAGCAATACACTCAGCTAGTGATAAAGTTATATATAAGCTACCTTGCAGTATATGTCTAGTTGCAGTATTACTATTTGCAGCTGCGAGCTTTTGAACACCTACTAGAGCGTTTTTATCTGGCATACTACCATCTCTAGCTTCATTTAGCCCAGTGACATCACGCATCATTTGTAAATAATAATTATATGTATTTATTAATGATGCTATTTTACCATTTTTACCACTTGAGTTTATTTCAGTAACTGGTCTTATACCTCTGTTCATATCACCATCTTGTGTCATTGATCTACCAATAACAGAACCAGTTTGGAAATACATATTTAAAGCTTCTTGTGGATTATAGTTTGTACCATTACCTAAATCTATTTCAGCTAAAGCATCAGCATCTAAATAAACACCGTCTGGCACCATTTTAGACATTACTTGTTGTAACTTTAAGTGCGTAAGTTGTATCATATCTGCAAAACCAGTTATACGACTTACTAAACTTTCAATACGACCTTCATACATACGAGGAGCACACATGCTATAACTCATAACAGCTTTTGTAGTATCAGCTTTAGGTCTTATCATATTTTTCTTTAACTCCCATTTTAAAAGCTTATCTGAACCACTGCCTAATATTTTAGCTCCTTCATATATAACTTCTATAACTCTTTCAACTTTTTCAAAGTCTTCGTTTTTAGGTGGATTAAAACCACTATCTTTTTTAATAGCTCTTTGACCACCGGTAGATGTGTTTTTTACTTTATACACCTCGCTCATATAAGTTTTATATTCAAAATATAAAACACTTATAGCGTTGCTATCGTCGCCTTTTTTATTTACTACAGTTCTTTTTCTATACGCAGTTGAATAACCTCTATATCTTTCTATTTCCTCATCTGTTATTTCTGGAAATTGTTTTTTAAGTTCGTTAGCATATATTTGTTTTACTTCACCAACATAATATATATCATCAAAATAAGGTGAATCAGTATAAGAATAAACTAAATCAGCTGGATCAACATATTCTATTTTAATACCTTCTGATTTATTAAATGAGTTTTTTACAGCACCAATACCTATAGTAACTAAATCTTGATTTACTCTTTTAGATAAGTATTCATATTTATTAGCATCAAAAATACTATTGATAGCTTCTTCTTCTGCTATTTCAATACTTTGTTTATAATCAAGCTGCATGTGAAGTTGTAGTTCTTCATTAGACTGTGGTAGTTTTGTTTGATCAGTTTTATACATATTTATACCGAACTGCTGCGCTACTTGATCGTTAAAACCTTTAGCTTGCATGTCTGATACAATATTTTGAACATAATCAGTTCTTTCTTTTATAGCAGCTGGATCTTGTGAGTATGCTTTAATATCATATGATCTATCAGCCATACCGTTTACAACTATATCTACAAACTTAGGTATAATAGGCACAGGCTTCCAGTCTAAATTTAAATATGATAAATCACCATTAATTGATAACTCATCTTTATATTTTTTAATTGACTGCTCACCTCTTGCGTATAATCTTAACGAATGAAAAGATTCTTTAAAAGTAGTGTACCTATTTGAGTTTTCATTATTACTAAACCACTCATGCTCAATAGCTGAACCAACTTTAGCGCCATATTCAGCACTCATCTTTTCTTCATCACTAACAGCTTGGCTAGGAAAAGAG